GATAAGCTGACGAAGGGCAACGTTAGCAACAAGAGTCAGGGAGTTCATCTCGCCGTTACGGGCAAAGATGGAACCGATCATGCTGTTGAAGCTGGTTTCGCTGATAGCCGAACTGATGATCGAGCCAGAAGGCGTGCGATATGCAGCAGGAACTGGGTTCGTTGCTTGGGCGTCGGAATCAATCCACTTACCGAAACCACGCATGCCGTAAGGAGTGCCTGCGCCATTTTCGACGGACATTTCGTTGCTGGATGCGATGGTAGCTTCGATATCACGCTTGAGTTCACGCATCGACTTTGCTTCGGCTTGGGCGATATTGGCAGGACCAATGCTCGTTACAGCTTGTTGCAGGTTCGACACGAGATAATCGCGGCGCATGACTTGGATGTAGTTACCCAGACGAGCGCGGTCAGCAAACTTGTCACTGAACGAAGTCACGTCGGAACCTTCGGAGATGCCAGTGGTGACTGGGGATGCGAGGGAGTCGACGGTCCATTCGGTGTAGGTTGCCGATGCCTTGCCCTTAGAGCAAAGCGACAGGATCGGGGTTTCTTCTGGTGCAAGGATAGCAAGTTCGTTGCTGAGATCCTCACGGTTGGAGATCGCTGAACCTTGGCCAGTCTTGGCGGCGGGAGCGTTTGGTTGATAGGTAGCACTAATTGGCATAATATTTGATAGTTAGAAGTTATTTGAATTTAGCGATTCTGGCAGCAATCCATTCTTCCGGGCTTCCACTTTTCTCAAAGCGGTTGTATGCATCTGCGACCTTAGCCTTGACGGGCGAGGAAGATTTAGCCGCACCAGCACCAAATGGGGTTGAAGATGGATTGACCTTCAACTTACTTCCCATCGCTGATTGCGTTTTAACCTTCTTGTTTCCGTAGAGGGATCGAGCGGCATGAGCCAAGATATATTCAATCTGAAATCCGATTTCTGGAACTTGCGATTTGATTCGGTCGATCAACGGGTCAGACACCAGCGCCTTATAGTTCTTTCCGATTTCAGACTCTTCGTCCTGAATATCTGGAACTTCACTTTTAGCTGCCTCTGAATACTGCTTGGACATCTGCTCATACTGGGCAATCTTAACAAGATGCTGTTGTTGAGCGGGGATGTATTTTGTCAGTGCTTCTCGGGCATTCCGGTTTGCTTTCCGAATTTGCTTTTTGCTGAACTCTTTATCGCCAACAACGATGATATCGTCAGGACCATAATCTTCATGTTCCTCTAGGATTTCATCAGTTGTTTCAAGCGTTCGCTCAAGCTCGTCATACTTTCCCTTTAGCTCTTCAAAGGAAGAAACTTCACGGAATGGATTCTCGTCTTGAGGAATGCTTTTGACTTGTGGCTGAGGCGCGGATTGAATCTTTTCCTCAAGGGCTTTCTTTTGAGCGGTTAGCTCACCAATGCGTTGAAGCAATCGGCTTTTACCCTTTTTGGCTAGAGATTGAATCTGCTCAGTTGTAAGAGACAGCAGGTCAATTTCGGACTCTTCTTCGGTTTCCTCTTCGGATTCATCTTCTGATTGCTCATCTGATTCCGTAGATTCCTCGTCTTCTAGACTGGCAGGTTCCTCTTCGGTTTCAGCAGAATCATCAGACTCTTCTTCGGGTTCTTCCTCTGGAGAGGTTTGTCTGGACATACGTTGAGCTACAAGCTCCTCGAATGACATATTGGACACCGATTCAATAGCTTCGGCGGTAGCTTCTGGATTACTCATAATGTTTATCAAACGCCATTTACGCTCGGCGATGCGTGTTCGTGATTAACCAATACTATAATCATTAGTATGTCAAGTAGTTTAGTAAGGTATTGGAATCGACACAAAAAAGAGGCCGTAGGGAAAACGAAAACCCTACGACCTCTAGTATGACACAAACCTAAAACACGCTAACACCCGCTAACGCAGGGCGACTAGAGCATGAAGTTGAATCGCCTGTCAACTATTTTCAACTGACAGCAGTGACAGTAACTCATCCAGAGTAGCCACGCTTCCTGCAATCTTCATAACCTCGTTAGTCTCAGTGCATTGGCGAAGGTCAGCGAAGAAACGCTCACGCTCGTCACGCACAAACTGGACGATTGCTTTGAACTCGTCTCGATCAGATAGTGCCTCAACGGCTTGCTGAATGGTTGGCTTGGGTAGTTGTGTCATGTATTACTTGCGCTTGGACATTCCAGCTTGGCTCATGGCAATTGCCACTGCTTGTTTGCGACTCTTAGCTAGAGGGGCTTTCTTTGGTCCTTTAGGATTCACTCCAGCGTGCAGAGTTCCAGCCTTGTATTCACCCATGACTTTCGCCACCTTAGCCTGCTTGGTTGCTTTTGTTTTGGGACTTCTCATGAGTTACTTCTTTTTGGTTTTTTTCTTAGGCATGCGACCCATCTTGATTTCAATCTCAACGTATCCCTTGCCTTTTTTGCCGTTACTTTCTTTGCCTTCTTTATGGCCGCAGCCGCTTGATTTACTTTTCATAAGATTACTTCATTGATTTGCTTCCGCTGCACTTCCATTTGCGGGAATCGTTGTAAAGTTTTTCTGCTTCTTCTGGTGTCATATTATTTTTAATCCAATTTGCCCTCCAAGAAATTACTCTTACATTTCCTTTAGTGTAACCCAAAGACGGAATTATTTTATCTAAAGACGGACTGTTATTTTTTTCTTTTGATGTTGATATTTCGATTCCAAGAACTGGGCATTCCGTTGGAACAATTATATCGCTTAATTCAATATTAAATTCAAGACCATTTTTTTTAGCTCTAGATTTAGCGGAGTAAAATAAAGAATTCTGAATATTGTTTTTTCTGTATTTCTTGGCATACTCGTTAATTTTTTGCAAATTTTGTAATCTGTAATTATTTTCGCATTCTTTACATGATCTCACTTTCCCACCAGTCCTAAAATTAAAATCACTAAATTGTTTCCATTTTTTACATTTATTGCACCATTCAAATTCTCCAATAGGTTTAAGTGGTCTGTTAGTTCTATGGTGGCAAGGAAGGCAGCTTTTAATTTTATGTATTGACTCACTCCTAACTTTTCTAAGTTCTCCGCAAAATGGGCATTTGCACATGTAGAATGTTCTTTTTCCTTCTTTTATCGGCCCTTCTACAATATAAGATTCTTGTGGCTCAACCATGAGGCTATTATCTCATAGACTTATCACCTTTGCAACGCCATTTTTTACGACTTAACTGGTTGGGTGAGTTCTTATCACTGCGCCAGTCCCCCTTGATAGCGTTGGACCTCGCACAATAAGAATCACCACGGGCCGAGCCGGGCGAAATAGTTGCCCCCTTCTGCCCATACTTGACGGTTTTCTTACGTCCGGTGTCGGGGTTAGTGATTACTTTCTTGAACCGTTTTTCGCTCATGTTTATATTTATTTATACATGGTTATATCTACTTTGAGATATAACTTGAATTAACGCTTCTTGGCCGTTTTAGCAGACCGCTTAAAATCTTGGGCTGAAGGAGCCTTCTTTGAACCCACCTTATTCATCTTCTCGCCGCTTCCAGCTTTGATGCGGGCTTTCTTGGCATTGAGATTCGCGTAAAGTCCTTGTTTCATACAGTTATTGTTGCATTCCTTGCGTTGTGACCCCGCCCATCTGGGCTGGATTTGTTCCAATGCGTCCAATCTCAGCGTTCTGAGCTTGCTGCATCATGAATTCATATTGCCCCATGTATTTCTGGAGGCGTCCAGCAAAGGCTTCGTCAGACTGTGCGCGTTGAGCAACGTCTGGTTGCTGGACATACGCCTGAACCATTTGCATTGCGATTTGTGCGCCGTTTGGTTGCGCCGGAACCTCAATGCCTGCAAAGATCTTCGCAAGGTCGTCAGTAACGTTCTTGGCGACCTTCTGTTGAGCTTCTTCAACTGGTTGCAGCACATAGTCCGCAAAGATCGGGTTGATTGAAGATGCTGTGAACTCAAGCAGCTTGTTGACATCGAGGACGCCGTTGCGGTCAAGTTGCACTAATGACACCATGTTTTTCAACTGAGTCTCGGAGGTTTCAGGATCGGTGGACAAAGAATCAAACGATACCGTAATGCTGAAGTTTTCGTCAGGACTGCCCTTGGTCATCGTCTGAGGATTGGGATTGCCTGTGACTTGGAAGAACACTTCATCCGGTCCCATGCGTTGATATAGTTTCCATGCCATGTTCAGCACATCGCGCACATGATCTAGGAACTTGCCAACGTAGAATTGCTGACGGGCAGCGGTGAGCGGATTGGTTAAATCAAGTCCAACGGCCCGATCTGCCTGCGCTCTCATGGACATTTCGGCCTCAACCGACCCCTGATCCATTTGCGGAACTGGCCCCCAAGCAATCTCACCAAGACGACGGTAAGGCACTCTGCGGCCCGGACCCCAATCAGACGGTGGGCGTCCTGCTGGGTGCATTAGCGGCGGCAGCGTAGCGAGTGATGCACGGTCAATCCGGCTATCACGCTCAGTCTTGATTTGCATTTGCGCTCCACGAAGCACATCGCTAAAGGTTTGAACCTCATACATGCGCTTCTGGTCATTTGCCAAACGAGTCACCACGAACGGGTAATCGTCATAGCCGTTAAGAAGCTCATGCTTTGCATAGCCTTCAGCCTGCGGATGGAATACGGTGCAATAGATGCCCTCGGAACCATCCTCTTCGTCAATCAAACGTTGGTATCCATAGACCACCATCACCAAGTCATTGTCGTCAGTGATCGGAAGGCGTGTAATCGTCTTCACCTTCTCGCCGTCTAAATACATTGAGTCTTTCCCGCGAAGGTGCGAGATGGCATAGTCAACCCACTTGCGGTCCCAGCCTTCGTTCGTCGCCTTCTTCTCAAGCTCCTGAGCGGTCAGGAATGTGCGCCAGAAGATATACGGTGCGCGTTGTGGGTCAGAAACGTATGGAGGAAATACAACCTCGCCATCTGGAGCGCACGAATAGACGATCGGGCAGTCAACGGTTTGGCGGGGCAGCGGGATGTCGGCTACGCCCTTCTTCCGCATGTCAACGATAGCCTTCTTGGCTCGCTTGTTTGACAGGTCTGGAAACGCCTGCTGGATAAGCCCAAGCAGCATCTCGTCATCGTTCCCTTCAATAATAAGATTGGCTAGATCAGGGGATTGTTGGGCAATTTGGTCGATGGTGACTTGTTGCAAATATGTCCTTTTTTCTCGCTTCCAACCGACATAGGATACCATAATCCCCTTCTCTAGCAAATAGTTCGCTCCAAGTTCCATCTGGTTCTTGAAGTCTGGAATATATGTCGAACGCATCCATTTGAGGAACGACGATACAATAGAAGCTCGCGGCATTGAAGCCATCGAAGTAGGAAACGCCTTAATGTGGCTACGCTGAAGGGCTTGATCAAACAGCGAGACATACATGTCGATTCGCTCACCAACCACGTTCACCTCTTGATCTGACGCGCCCTGCCAAGGAAAGGCATTCGCACCGTTCTTGCGTAGATCGTCAGACTTTCCGTCCCAGATGTTCCGTCGATCATTGTAAGACCTCAAGCAAGACTCGAAATAGTAATCCAAATCAATCAGGCATGTATCATACGCATCAGCAAGCGCACCAACATCAGGTTCCTTATCCGCATAGATAAGAGCGTCATCCTCTACTTCTTGTGATTCAATCATGATACGTATTCGTAATAATCATCTGGGTCAGCTGATACTAAGCATACTTTGATGCGTTTGCCAAGCAATTTCTGAGATATGCGTGACGGGCATTTGACGGGAACAGCCAGTCCATCCATGCGAATCATAACCCAGCTTGGGTTGCTGCACATACGCATAACAAGGAACTCTTCATCAATTTGCTGCTCGATCAAACTGTCGAGACTGCATGGTGACTCGTCGATAATTAGCGTTTTCTTTGCAGGACGCCCCCGTTTCGTTGCTTTCTTTGCTACTTTTTTCATACTAATATCCACCAGACCCGTGAGTTGTAACAAATGATTGGCTGTTGTCAACATGATCGAGATTCGCAATGGCGGCGTATCGCAATACATCAATAGGATCTTTATGAGCTTCCTTTAGTCCACCGTCTCCAGTATACTCTGACAATGCCTGAATAATGTTCTCGCAATCGGAGCTTACATAGAACTTTGGCCTATTAACAGAATCAAGAGGCTTGCTGGTATCCCACGCCATCTTCCCGATAAGTGCCTGAAGCCCGTCATCAATATCAAGTCCCGGTGCAGGAATGCATACCATGCCGGATTCGTTTAAGTCTTCGATGATCGAGGATGACCCATCTTGCACCTGATACTTTGCCGCACCTAGCCGGGGGTCGATCAACCGCTCAAAGATTTCTTCGTCGCCCTCCATTTCCTGAATGGCTTCGATGTAATCGCGGATACCGAAGCCTTGGCCCTTGCATCCCGGCCCCGGAACCCACTTCCCGCCCTTCCATTCAGCCCAATCACCAACGTCAACTCCCGGCCATTCACGGTAAACCCAGAATGTTCCAGTCTCGTCAATGGCAACCCAGCACATAAACCAGTTTTTTGCGCCAGCGGGGTCAATGATATGATAACGTGTAACGTTATGGGTTGGAATGGCGTCAGGCGAAACAATATTAACCACTTTGTTAAACTTGGGAAACTTAGTGGCAGCGGCTTTTGTGGGTATGCCGTAAGCCCTGATTAGAATTTCTTCTCTAGGCTTCCCCATTAAGGTTTGTCTAATTCGGTCATAACCACCAAAAGGATTGTCTTGAGAGTGGAAATAATGAACGGTTCCCTTAATGTTCTTGCACTCCAGAATAGTTGGAACAATCTCATTATTTAGCAACTCGGCTTCTCTGCTTTCGATAACCTTCGCGCCATCAAGATACTGTTTAATCAGCTCCGTATATCCAAAGATCGGAGTAAACGTTAGCATCATCTTGCTGTTTCTAGTGGCCAGTCGGAATCTTAAAGTGTCAACCAATTCGGGACCACCAAGCATTTCGTCACACCAAGCCCCGATATTCAGCCATGTTGCTTCTTTTGATCCAAGCTCTGCACCCTCTAAAATAGTCTGATTGTTTGCAAATGCTGCATATGTCTTGAATGAAATCCGTGATCCATTCGGCAAAATCAAAGAATTGTCAGTCCATCCGTTTTTGCGGGAATATGAAAGATACGTGTTTTGACTTGTCTGCTTGCTTTTGAATTCCGCTGGCATCCAGTCATATACCGCTGCTTGTTGCTGCCGAATTGACACTTCAGCGTTTTGAGCAAAACAAAAGATGTCGGCATTCGGATTTTCAATAGCGGCCTTTACTACGAAGTATGCTCCTACTTGAGTTTTGCTAGAATTGTGAGAAACCACCCCAGCGGCAACATAGTTATTATAGACAGGGACATGGAAATCCCAAACTGTATCATCTCGGAGGTAATCGATATTTTTTATCTTTACTTCTGGAGGTAATAATGCATTCTTCGCGCATGGCGAGAAATATAGAATACCCCGTTGAACAAATTCGACAATGGATTGAAGAAGGAAAGACTCAGCAATGGGTTGCTGACGAGTTGGCAAAATCGACCGATCCAAGGATTCAGGTGAAGCTAATCTACAAGGTTTGCAAGCGTCACGGCATACAGTGTCAAAGGACTGGTCCCCGATCTGGTCAAGGCCATCCTGAATGGAATAATGGAAAGATTTTCTGCAAAAATGGCTACGTGAAGATTTACGTTCCAGACCACCCATCTTGTGTTCGCATAAACCAAAAAAGAGAAGAGAAAGCCAATGGAGGATATTTTCGAAAGCTTTATTACGTCTGGGAACACCGTTATGTGATGGAATTAATGCTTGGCCGTCCACTGGTGAAGGGCGAGGTTGTTCATCACATTGACGGCAACACAGCAAATAATCACGAATCCAATCTTGAGCTTTTTCAAAGCAACGCCGAACACCTTCGCCAAACGCTTGCGGGAAAAATCCCCAAATGGACCGAAAAGGGACTAGCGAACATTGCGTTTGGGCGTTCACTAGAAGGGAGCCGGACGAGAGCGAACTTAAAGGCTGCCATCCCGAGGGTGTCAGGAGCAAGTGAGCCATTGAGCAATGTAGAGATTCGCCGTTACTTAGTGTCACTCGGTAAATCCCTGAAACAGGTTTCTGAAATGGAGTCTCTGCTTGAGCTTCCACCATTCGATGACCGTCCCAAGCATGAACGTAAAATGATCCTTTGATTTCACTAACCTTAGTCGATGTCTTGGATACGGGGTCATAAATTTCCTGCTCGCCTCCAAGGCATCGATTTCCGCCGCTAATAAGTGCTTCGTTTCGAGTTTCAAGGCACTTCTCAAGCTTTTTCCAGTTGTCGAACTTCCATCCATACCTGAACGGGTCTTTAGCTGCATTGCGAATAGCCTCTTCGCGGATTTGATGAAACTCCATCAGTTCCACGGCTTCCATTTGAGCGATTTCCTCATCCGTCGGGATAGAGAGAACCGGATGATCAGTCCATTTTAGCATTTCTATTATTCGTTGATAATCTCAGCCTCGATTGCACTCTCCTTGATCTTGCTGGCAATGCGAGCTTTGGCGTCCAGAATCATCTTGGCGGCGTCATCAAGACTTGCACCCTTTCGATGTTCAACCACAGTTGTGGCCATTCCGGTGAGTTGCGCTGCCTTGTCCGTCAGAATACCCACGGTAACGGCAAGCTTGTCAGGACTAATCTTGGCAAGCTCTTCTGGATTATCAAATAGTTGTTGGGAGCGCTCAAAAAGCAAATCCGTGTAATCCTGAGCCGCAATCGCGTAACGCATAGAGAACTCCTTGCGCTTCGTCTCTAGCGTATCGTTGTGACGCCATTGAAGCCCCCTAATCGTCTCTCTACCGAGTCCGGTCGCCTTTTGGATGTCGCTTATCCTCGCGCCTTGTGCGGCCAGCCACAGGGCCATTGCGGCCTTATTAGGGGCGTAGTGTTCAACGCACGTTCCGGGATTCAGCTTTGCACGTTCCTTGACCTCAAGAAACCACGCTGCCTTGGCCTCGCGTTCGTCAACGTATTCGGCCTTGAGCTTTTCGTTTGGATCTTTACTTGTCATTTTACTTGTCGGACTTTTCAGAAAGACCGCTTATAGCAAATGAAATGCTTTTAGCAAGCGCAGAATCACGATACTCTTTGTTGCCACGACGATAAGAAATAGGAGAGGCTGTCCGAGTTGGCGTGCTACTTGGAATCTTAATGTTTAAGGCTTTATTTTTTGCTCCAGCCGCCCTCGATTCGATCTCCATTTGAGATATCAAATCGGCTTTGCTTGTTCCTGATACTTTTGTCGTCGCTTCTTGGCCAACAACCTGACGAGAAACGCGTTGCTGCTTGAAAACGTCGATTGCTTCTGCAAGCTTTTCGATGTTTCTGATGTCTCCCTCGAACTTATTGATGATTGATTGGATGTCTTCATTTCCTATGTTTTTTGATTTTCTCGCTTGATCAAGTGCTTTCTCCGTCCTGTCCCATGCTTGAAGTATTTGTTGATCCGTCACCCCACGAACGTATTGTTGAAAGTCTGGAGTATCACGCACGATTTCAGACTTGCGACCCTTGACTCTTTTAGCTGAATTCCCAAGTTCTGCAAGTTCTGAAATCTTATCGGCGTTATCATCAATGTATCCAAAGATTTTTTGAAGCTCCGTCCTAGATGTTTCCTCAAATTCTTTGATTAAATTGTTTTTATCGACAGCTCTCCTCCCAGTTGGAATAAGACCAACTTCTCTTGAACTTTGGTCTGTAAAATAACCAAATGGGAGTTCGTAAGTGTTCCCATCAATTCCTTGCAATGCGGGTCTTCCACTGTCATCAATAATGATTCCAGTTTGTCCTTGATAGTTCACCTCGCTTCCAACCAAATCAGAAATAGTTGGATCAACTGCCATTGGAGGTTCTTTTTGGAAGGCAAGTGGCTTGAATTTGCCTTCCTGCTCTTGAATGTATGCACGGATGTCATTGGGAGTAATGGAATTATCAACCCCAGAACCTCTTACCTTTGACACTGAAACTTTTGCTTTTTTGGCCAACTCGGCAGCAAGCCTTGTTACCTTTGGCTTGCTTTGAGGCATGAGTTTGACGCCAGAAACTTCAGGAATCAATTCACCGTTGCGATTGAACCTTGGTGACTGCGGCATCAGGTTATTTTTGATGCTGTAATAAGAGCTTGGGCCAAACGGAATCACAACGTCGCCACTAGTTTTGATTGCGCTTTGGATTCGATCAAATGCAAACGTCCTAAAGATGCCAGTAACCGGATCTGGTGAAACCTGTGACATGAGCGGGTTAATGCTCAATTGTCTTTTTGTTTGCCGCCCAAGAACCGAGTTAATGAAGTTTTTGCGCCTTTCCCAATTTGCAGGGTCAACGCTTTGATAATATGCATCGGTTGACTTTCCAGAGTTCTGAATCTCGACAGACTTTTCAATATCCTCCAAGATAGACTTAGGCTTTAGTCCGAGTTCTTTTGCAATATTGTTTTTCGCTGCTCTTTTGACATTTTTCTCAAGCTGGCGAAGATCCATTGACTCAAGATATAAACGACCTTTCTTTAGAACCCACTTAGTAGGAACAACATATCCTTCAGCAATTCCTTCAATCTGAACAGAACGGCCTTGCTGGAATGGTTTGTTTGTAACTAGAAGTCCGTGTTTTTGTGATGCCTCTAGTGCGTCTTGCAGAAATAACGCTTCCCCGAACCTCCCGTTATCAATCACGCCAGCCTCTTCCAAAGCCTTTAAGTGATCGGAGGTAAGAAATCCTTCGCCATTTCCATTTTCGTCTGGGACAAGAACATTGTCAGGAAGCTTCTCTCCGCGAGCCACAATCTGCTCATTGACGTTCTTAATGGCTGGGTCTGCTCCATAATGCTTTGGATTGTCTGACGCCACATCAACAAGCCTCGGCGGTCTTGTTGCACTTGGCTTGCCCGATGTTTCACGATACATCTGACGAACCATGGACTTCACTTCTGGAATCTCACGGAACCCGTCAGCAAGCAATCCCGTCCCCATTACCATGCGCCCAGTTGCATCAGTCGCCCCGCCAAGCTTGAAGTGCAAGTTCTTAACGATGGGGGTGGCGTTAAACAAGGTTCTGAACGTGTTTTCGACAGACCTGCGGAGTGGCGTCTTTCTGGACTCTTTGTAAAGATTCCCCTTCAAGGTATCCTCAAGAAGCGTTTTTACGCCTTGATCCGTGAAATACTCAACTGCCAGTTCACTTAGATCGGCTGGACTGATTCCATTTTGTTCGCGCAGATTATTATACTCTTGCGACCATGCGCTGAACTCGGCGTCAAGTGTCCCATCAACATTACGAACTAGGCCGGATCTTGTCTCGTCTCCCAGCATTCTTGACACGATAGCGGAATCATTTTGCCAAACGTGTTGAATCATATGACCAGCTTCATGCATTGCCACTTCCTTGAGGAATCCAACTTTGTCGTTGATGTTTACAACGGCACGGCGATTTGCAGGATCAAAAAAGTTGTTCCCTGATTGCGCGATTTCCCACTTGAACATCCCCGGATATGCAGCGTCAAGACCTGACAACGCATATCTAAAGTCACGATCTTTAAGCTGATCGAACACAGCAATCTGATCAGCGTCCAATTTATTTCGGTAATTGAACATTTGATCAGCATTAACCTGATCCATGTTTTTCTTTCCACCAATGACTCTGCCAAGCGAGCCAAAAATAAGCGCGTCTCGTCCAGCACGGGCAACGGTAGTCTCGTCAACTCCTTGTTCATTGATGGCGTTGTAAACAAGAGTCGCCGGAGCTGTTTGCGCTACTCCTTTTGATACGCCAACAACACCTCTAGCCAATGGTGACGAATAATCTCCTAATGATGCAACAGCACGGCCAAGCCCTCCAACGCTTTCATTGGCTGCAACACGCTTAAAGAATGGAGTTGAGCTTGTGCGTTCAAGCATTTCCTCGCTCATAACTCGACCAAAATTCCCCATTTTGCGTAAAACAACAGGAGCGACAATAAGGCCGACTTTAGTTCCTGCATAAACTCCAAATGCAACAGGATTCGTCATGAGTGTTGCCGCCTGAATAACCTTTGGAACACCATTGAATCCAAAAAGCCTTTCTGTTTTTCTCACAAAACTGTTCAAGCTAGCCACTCCAGCACCAAGTTTTTCCGCGCCAACAGCAACTCCCTTTATCGCACCAGATGCAACTCGACGAGAAGCATCTCCTGCCGTCCTGATTGAATCAATACCAACTTCGGTTTTGTTTGCGAAATCACTGACGTTTTTTATGCCATCATCAATCTTGTTGATTTGAGATCCAAGCTCGTCAAACTGAGACGTGAGAGTATTTAGTTTTTCCGTCAACTCCACAGATTTTGCGGAATCACCAATTTTAACTGCATCATCAAGCTTGCCAGAAGTAAGCGAGATATCATCAGAGAGTTTTTGCGCGGCAGATGTTGCAAGAGTTTTTGCCTCAGTCAATCTTCGGCCTTGAGTAACAGCAGCAAGTCCAGCCTCAGCTTTTCTTGTTGCATCCGCCGTTCTGATCATTCTGAATCCAGCACCAAGACCAACAGTCGCCATGCCCAAAGCCAATCCGGGAACGTCGCCACCAGCTTGTCCCACTGATTCGTAATTGTTTAGTGACTCAGTGAATTTCTTGTCGCCGTCTTTTTCGCCGAATTGCGCAACATAGTTTTGCCGTGTCGCTTCAACTGCGTTAGCAACCTCATCGCCAGCACCAACAATTTCGGCCAATTCAACAGAACTCGTATCACGAAGAGTCCTGTCAAGCATCTCTGTTTCATATGCTATCTGGTCCTCTCGCCTTGTAGCTTCTTCTTTGGACATTAGCCCGATCTTCTCAAGAGTCGGAAGCAATCCGATGTCTTGTCCAAACACGTTCGTTTTCTGGACGGCACTGGCAGTTTTCTGCAAGCTTACTGCTGCACCCTTGACCAATCCACCAACCGCTTGCGCTTGAGCCGTTCTGACTTCCTCTATTGGCTTGCCAGTAAACGTTCCCCTAAGCAAGACGTCCGCACCCGCACCGAATCCTTTTAGGCCCTTCCACAGTTCTGTGAAAATCCCGTCTTCGGATGGTTCAGGCTTATCAAGACCAGCTTTGCGACGGATTGCGTAAATGCGTTCTTTTTCGGGACTTTCACCCAAGGTCATCCCGTTATCAACCCATTCAGCAGTGTTGAATAGTTCTTCTTCTGGAGTGGTGAATGCAATTCCTTTTTCCGTAAGCGCACCATCCTTCAGAAGGCCTTGATCTTCCAACATGAGGTAATCTTCACCAAACAGAGTCGCCTCTCCTTTATCATCAAGGATTCCGCGAACCTTCATTCCCTCTTCGGTATTGAATTCAGGAATTACAAATTCCCCACCAATTCTTGGATCATTCAATTCAAGATTTTGCCAATTTGGTGGACGCAAAGACATTTCTGCCATCTTGATGTTCTCGGCTTCTTTCGCAAGATACTCCTTGGTTGCCTCGGACTCAAGCGTTGCAATATCAGATTCAGGTTCCATTAGCGATTTCCTTGTGGCTTTATTTTAAGCCGGAGCCTTTCATTTGCACTCAGTGACCTCTCTGGAGTTTTTTCTTCAGTCAAGAGGGATTCAGAAGATATGATTTGATCAACAGCTTCTTGGATTTCATATGGATCTTTTTGTTCTTTTTGCAAACTTGAAATCGTTTTGGCAATTTTATTTGCTCGATTTGCGTATTTGATGCGGAAATCAATAATTTTCTTGTTACCTTCTGTTGTCTTGCCCATATTTGGAGACAATACAGTTTTGAAGTAATCCATTTCTCTGTCACTAATCGCTCCTTTGGTGAGAGCAATGTTCTTCATTGCTTCTGCTCCAACTCTCGCTTGGAAATCCTCCTCACTTGACACATCTTGTCCAAAAATCTTCTTTGCCTGCATTAATGTTTCTCGTCCAAATCCGGTTTTGACATTCGTGTTCAAAAGATTTGTAATTTCTTTTAATGGCTCCACATCAAGAGATGCAGTTGTCCCGGCTTCTCTTAGTGATCCAAGAGACTTGTCAAGCTCAAGCAGTCGTTGGGTTTGGAGCTTTGATTGAGGTGACTCTATTACAGGAGACGGCTTAGGAGAACCAGTTTGAGAAGTAATCCGAACCATGCCACCTCCAATTGGAGTTGAAGTAACGGAAAGCCCAGATTCGACTCGTTTTTGAGCTTCTTCCGCAGTAACGACTTCTCCTTTTCCTTCTTTTGTTGGAGCAAATCCAGGACGCGATCGTGGTTGTGGAGCAGTAGGTCCAACTTGTTCCGCTTGGTTTTCGGAAAGCTTTTGGATGTTTGATGTAACTCCTTGTGTCCAGAATTGATTTAGATTTCCTGGATCATTGCCAGCTCCGGGTGGAGCATAAATATTAGCAATGTCAGCAATAGATTTTGCATTTGCATATGGTCCAGTTCCTTCATTTATGCCTTTACCAAGGAGTCTCGCCATTTTATCAATCGACTCAGCAACGCTTTCAACTTTAACAGGCCCAGATGCGTCAGAGATCCCCATTGCGTTGTTTTTGTTGAGGAAAGCCGATGAAGTCCCGTTTCCGGTTTCGTGCATTGAAATAGCAGCCAATATGTTAGCAGGAACTCCATATTTGGCTCCAGCTATTTCAAAATCTTTAGCAAAAGGCTTAAGGGCAGCTGGCAAATTGTTAAGACTTGATGTGCTTTCCTCACCCAATCCGCTCACATTAATTGGCACATAGGAACCTTTCTCTGCGGCCCATTGCATTTTTTGGGTTCCCCCTTCAATCGAAACGTCCAATGTGGATGGTGGTGCATTCCCCGAAGCGAGTGCAGTTTGCGCCCTTGAGTTTGCATTTTGCTGAGCAATTTTAAGCTGCTCATTTTTGTATGCAGCATCCAGCTTTAGTTTATTTGCTTCAGACGCTTGATCTTGAGCTTTGATTCCAAAATTCAAGACGTTGCTAATAGAACTCGACGCTTGTTGAGCATAAGCAGCTGCTTCCGTTGGAGATACGTTTGGATCGTTTATTTTCTCCAAAAATGGAGATAGGCTCGACTCAACATCAATGCCAAGGCTTTTGCCCATTTTGATTGCGCTTTCGATACCAGTCACAGTCGCTTTAATTCCAGCATCCAGCTTTTTGCGCTCCGCCTTTGCCTCCCCGTATTTCTGGATACCGCTTCCAATCTGGCCTCCAAGGTTAGCCATCCCTTGCGCTTGAATATCAGCAGCGCGGGTAAAGCCTGAGAAGTCCTGCATAAACAGGCGTGGGTCAACGGAAGATCCTAGTAATGCCATAAATTTAGTCTTTCATGTAGCTGAGTTTTTCTTGATCCGCCCAAGGGACAAGAGATGAAATATTTTCAATAGTCATGTTGAGTTTCGGACAATGAACAAATTTAGCAGATTCTGGATTACGATTAATGCAGCTAGTGCAGGCATGAACGTAATCAACATTATGAAGTTTGTCTAGCTTCTCGCCCCAGACCCCCTCAAGTTTTTCGTAACGGTCCGAATCGTATGGGACATTATTGCTTTCAATGTATTCCCAAATATCTGCATGAGTCCAGTCGCGAAGAGGAAACATCATAGTAGCCTGATCCATAAGCACCCTAGATTCAATTCTTGTTCCGGCGTCTCCTCCAAGGATGGGATCTGAATCGCAACCTTTATGACCAATCCACAGGCAGTCAAATGACGGCACTTCAAGGTAATGTTGTTTAGGTCGCTTAAGAATATCCAGAGCACAAGCAAATTTGCTATTAATTGTTGGATCAGTAATTCCGGTTGGGCATGTGAGAATTGTTGAGTTTACCTTGTAATAATTCTGAACCTCCCATTCATCTCCTTCTTGTTGAAAAGCCGATTGATATGGATGCCATGAGTAAACAAGCAACTCCCAGTCTTGGGTGATCTTATCGTGAAACTTATATTTTGATGGTTGCCACGGTTCACGAAAAAATACCAATGGCAATTGAATTCCCATGCTACGCATGATATGCAGCAACACCATGCTATCTTTGCCGCCTGACCAACAAACCATTCCTTTCGGAAAATTCTTTGCGCCAGCCGCGATCAGCTCTTTCGTTTTTTCAAGTTTTGTCATTAAATCAGTGCTGCTCCCGCCGCCGCGCCTCCCATCGCTCCAAGCCCTCCAGCAATACCACCTCCTAGTGCGCCAAGCCCACCAAACAAACCAGAACTATATGATGCCTGTGCTTGCGCGTTGGCAGCTTGAGCTTGAAGCATGTTCTGCCTTTCAGCAGCACCAAGGTTAAGCCCCATATCTGGATTAATCAATCCCGGTGTTCCTCGACCAATTTGCCCCATCCCCATTCCAAGAAATTGCTGCCCAGATTGATACGAGAGTGGCTGTTGACTTAGCATTGAGAGTCCCGGCTGAGTGTAGAATCCTTGAGCTGCTTCATACGCACGACCACCAGCTTGTGCGGCTTCAGCGCGTTTACGAGCCATAACGTCTTCACGACCCATTGCTTCTCCAACAATTCCAAGGTTTCCGCCAAGCCTTCCAGATGACTGAAAGCTTTCACGGGCTTGTTGTTCATAACCTCGACGCTCTTGAGGGCTTACGCCTTGCGCTGATGCCCTTGACCTTTCGGCTTCTTGAGAGAATCCTTGAACAACAGCAGCTTGTTCTGGAGACAACCCCTGCATAACTCCGCGAGTAAGAGGTGCTTGCCCAACCATTTGACCAAGCTCTTGTTCACGGGTTGCTCCAAGTTGACGGGACGCCTCTTCGGATGCACGACGACTCAAACCAAACAAGCCTTCTTGCCTACCAACACCACCAAGGAAGCTGGAAATATCCCCAAGATTAAGCTTTTGGAACTCTGGACGGAATTGCTTCTCAAATGCAAGGACTTGCGGAAGCGCACCACCATAAGCTGATACAAACTTCCCAATATCAGCGGCATAATCAGCCTCTGGAGCTTCGACTTTCTTAGGTTTGCTTCCCATATTCTTGTATTATTTAAGTTTAGAGTAAAATTGTTGAATGTCGTATGACCTTATCCGTGGTAAATTCTTAAACTCACGCCGGAATGCGATGTATTTGAAGTCATCGAGAAATTTTCCAAGTGCTTTCCGCATATCACCAACGCACATGGTGACAAAGAGTGTGTCGCAATGGTGAAATTCACAGGCTTCTTCTGGAGAGTCTTCTTGCGAGAAAAACCCAAGGCAGAAGCTGTCAACATCAGAAACCACAATGCCAAAGCATAAATGCCAGCCAAGTAGTTTCTGAAAGTCTTCGCCATATGTCTTTGCTGCTTTTTCAAAGTGCTGGTTCATTATTGCTTGATGCAGTAAAGCATCGCAATGTTTTTAGGGCGGGTTTCAGTGCCTGAATTATTTGGTATGACTGAAACTGCATGTGGTCCACCACCAGTGGTGTTTACTGTTAAACCAGATCCGTCTTTAAAATATGATCCACTATGAGTATGAGGTCCAACCATATCGGCTTGCTTTGCTCCAAATGAACCAGATGCGGTTCCGTTTGAATTAGTACCACTACCTCTAACAAAATACCCACGAAGATCTGGAAGATTAAAAGATCCGCCAGACCCTCCGTATGTATATCCAATAGCCGCAAACAGTGTGGCGTATGTTGCTGTGCTGACAGAAGCCCCATCAGCTCCCAGCCACCCGGATGGAGCCGTATTCATGGCAAATGCCATAACTGCTCCAGATGGCAATAATGAATCGGCAAATGTGGTTGCCGACGGATTCACTGATCCCGCTCCAAGTTCGTTAGACGTAATGCCTTGAGAGCGAATCTTCAACTTCCCTGCTGCAACTTCAAGCGTAGTTCCAATGATAGCGTCATCAGTCATCGTGGTCTCGTCGATGATGTTATTCATCTTCGTGCTAGTGATCGTGTCAGTAGCAGTGAAGGTGTAAGTTGTATTTACCGCGCCCATGATTTACTTCTGTGAGAGAATTTGTCTGTTTGTTACTGATCCAGCAACCTTAATGGAGTTCACCTTGGGTGAACCAACCGTTCTTGTCAAGATCATTGTGCCTGTATAGCCTCGAATTCCACCAAGCCTGCACCTAATGCCAGCTGTTTCCGCTTCACCAACACTACTAGGAGCTAATATAGTGCCGCCAAGGAACTGTGTGGTAGTTCCGATCTCAGAAGCGTTGTCTGGATCTTCAGATGCGAAGGCAATCATATACTCACCAGTTTCTCCAGCGAGGTTCTGCATGACAATCTGTGCGTCAGTAAACCTTTTGCGCTCCATCGTCTTTAAATCATACCCGCGAGTGGTTAATGACGAGTTAATGGTTGGCGTCACAATTGATGTTCCCACGTTTGATACGCTAAAACGATCAACTGAACTATCAACAGCCTCAAGTTGGTGCAGTCCACCGTTTGCCGTCACTGCGTAGATGTTGTTTCTTACACCCGCACTGCCCAGAACGAAGTTTTCGATCAGGAACCGGGAGTCTCCAAAGGTATCCAATGACTCCCAACCTTTGTTGAGAAAGTTAAACACAAGAATCGAGTTGTTTCCTCTGGCATCATTAGCTCCGGCAACGGAATCAAGTGGAACGGCAAGGTAGTATCGGTTGTCAAACAGCACTCCTACTGATTTGTCAGCGTAATCTTTGTTAATCCGATCAATATACGGCTGAATATTTTTGGAAATTGGCTCATCAGCCCCACGGAGGTTGTAATCGTTGAGGAATTCAATGCCATAGACTCCATCGTCAGACAAAAACATCATTACATTCCCGCGCATGACAACAGATTTTCTAGCCAAGCACCCAATCTCAGAGGTAAGCTCTTTAACCGTAACATCCAGAAGGCTCCCAAGCGTTCCTTTAACAATATGTAGGCTGTTTCTGTTTAAAACAATCAGTGCATCGTCATAAAACCCATGCATTCCAACCACATAGTCCGCAGTTCCACCACTGATACGGAATTGATTCTCGATTTGATCAAAGGTAGTGGTGTCTAGAATATCCGATACGGATATTTCATCAGTAATCTTACGACTTGTATAAGTGGGAGCATTGTATGGTCCCGATTGCTTGTAGTAATACGGAACCCATAAACGTCTTTGAAAGTGAACTCCCCATGGCGCTCCGGGCTGATGCATAAACCCGCCTCCGGCACTAAATTGACCGCCAACTTCAATCTGTAACGAACTGCGTAATGGCTTAATAGCCGTCGCTCCAGTAGTTATTAAATCGTATTTCATTTGTGACAGGATTGGCGTCTGATACGTTACAGACGTAGATCCAGCCACAACAAAGGAAAGCTGATTGCTGTTTACCCGTGTAAAAAAACGATTTCCATTCAGAATGCTATCGGCCCCAGTAAATCCGCTGATTTCAGCCCATCCATTATCCGCAAATCCATGAGAGTTGATCGTAATTGTAATTATTCCACCAGACGCCCACGATGCGGCAGTGGCATTCAATGGAGTCGGAATGGTATAGTATGGCAACGCTGCTGTTGTTGTATAGGTAAACACATCCCCACTAATACTTGTTACAGTCTGGGTTCCATTTGGCGGGGTAGTCCCTGCATGGATTCCAGTCAGTCCAGCAACGCTAATTGAGTCGCTTACTGCAAAGGCGTGACCTTTTACGTTCGCAGTTACGGTAGTTCCGATTTGATATGCAGATACGATGTCTTGCGTGAAGTTTGGAACTGGAGCGTAAAATTTAACTTCAGTTAATGATGCACTTTCAATATAAAGCTGTTTGCCGATTAGCAATTCAAACTCTGGTATTGTGCATTCATAGACAGAAACAATATCCCCTTTCTTCAGGGTAAGATTGCCATCAACACTGACTGTCACCAAGCCGTCCAATGCCGTAATGGCGAGGCCGTTTACATTGAAAATTTGTGGTTGAGTGTATTCGCCACCCGGAGATAGGGTGAAACCATCAGTAGCAATTGCCGAATCAACACCAAAAACCTGCGTCTGACTTGATGTGAATTCGTATATGAACGAGTCTTCGTCAACAATTGACTTCACCAAGAATGTTCCATTAGCAGGAGTTCCGCCAGTAAGTCCGCTTACAGTAATTGTCGCGCCAACCGAAAGCCCATGATCACGAACGTTTATGATTACGTCTACGCTGCCTGCTTGAGACGCAGATAGCACTGGTCTTCCATTGGGATACCACTCAAACGCCTGTTGCCCGTCACGGAACAGCATGATCTTGTCGAACAACTGGATCATCTCGGTGCTTGCACCCAAAGCCTGCCCAATCGGGTAAGGGATGTCAGTAATGGCAAACGTAGCTAGATCAACCTTCTTGGCGACGGTATCCAGTGCAACAATGATATACTCCTTATTCCCGGTATTGGGATCGCTGAACAGGCATGAAGCCCTTACGTTGGCGTTTGCCGTGTCGTTAATCTGCATCTGGGACAGTGTGCCATCCACATCAGTTGGCGCGGTAGTCACTCCTGCAATCGTGTAGTCGAGCGTATCAGCATCAAAGTAGGTTAGCTCATAGCTGCCATTAAACGAAGCGTCCAATCCAGCAATCGTAGCCCAACCCGAAGTCCCAGCCCCAAACCCATGTCCAGTAACCGTAAGGCGCACCGTCCCAGTAACCGGAACCGTAACATTGGAAATCGTCTTCGCCACATCAATCAAATAGAACGGCAACTGCAACGGAGTCTCACCAGTAGTCAACGCACTGGTCTTTTCTACAATCCCTTTGCGGGGCCTCCAATATCCCTCCATCCGCCCATTCAGCGACTCCCTAACCTCACCCTCTTGGAGTTGGTTGGACTGAAGCCTTTGGTTAACGCCTGTGAATCCACGATCCGTGTCCTCACCACTAGCCTCACCACTCTGGGCAAACTGGGACATTAAACGTAGTAAACGATAACCACACCGGACGTAAGCACCACGGAACTGAAGTTACCTCCAATACCCAAGCCAGCAGGCAAGGTGATGGTCTGCAACCGCGATGCTCCAGTGATGTTCCCAGACGCACTCGCCACAGTGGACAGCACAGCGTCATTCACAACCTGAATCCACCGGATGTTACCAGTATACGTAGTGGCAGCAGACGAAAGCACAATGCCTCCACCTTGGCCTTGAAGGTCGTAACTAATAGAACTAGCCATAATAATATAAAGTATCACCAACGCAGAACACGCCAGTTCCAGCACAAGCTACTATATTATAG